AACGTTGGCAGTAGACTCGGCGGGCTCGGAGGCAGCGGAGGCGGTAATCCAATTTCTACACAGACTATTACTGCTACTGCTGGACAAACAGAATTAAATGTAAATTATAATTTATTATCAGTTGCTACAATCAGAGTTGAGATAAACGGAGTTGCTACTTCTGATTTCACTACCGATAGTGGACAAAATAACATAACATTGATAAATCCGTTAAATGCTGGAGATGTTGTAGGAATAAAACTTTTTCCAGAAGGTGAAAATACTGGCGGCAGTTTGTTTGAGCCATTTAATCTAGCATACACAAACACTTATTTGTTAGCAGGTTCGGGCATAGGCGGATTAGCAACTTATGATTTCTTTGCACAACAACAAGAATTAGTAGGACGTATGTTTGGTAGTTTTATAGAGTTTACATGGAACCCTGCTACAAGTAAATTAACCATACTTCAACGCCCGCGATCAGAAGAAGAAGTTATGTTGTTTTGTTATAATTATCGTCCTGATGACCAATTATTAAAAGATTACAAGTCACAGCAGTGGATTAAAGATTATACACTTGCTAGTTGTAAATACATGCTAGGCGAAGCACGTAGTAAGTTTGCTACTATTGCTGGCCCAGGCGGTGGAACATCGTTAAACGGCGATACTCTAAAGAACGAAGCAATGCAAGAGATGGAAAAGCTAGAAGCAGATTTATCTATGGCTGTAGCAGGCGGTACAGGGTATGGATTCTTAATTGGATAAAATAAAAAAAGTTATTGCTGGCGGTTGTAGCTTTACAGCAGGCTCAGAATTAAAAGATTGGGATGCACAACAGCCTAACATAGGAATTTTAAGACCTCGTAGTGATTTTACATGGGCTAATTGGCTACAGAAAAAAATATACAAAAACGCAACTGTAGACAACACAGCTATTCCTGGTAGCGACTACGGCGGATGTGTTAGGCGTGTAATTTTTCAAACTAACAAAATGTTAAAAATATATAAACCTGATGAAATAGTTGTTTGTATTATGTGGACAAGTATTTTACGTAGGGAATATCCAAGAGTATCTCCAATTGATACAGAAACACTTAACGACGACGAAGATAGATTTTTTAGTTCGCTTCCTTCAGATGGAGACGGTTTAAAGAGTTATTGGTCAATTAGATCAGGAATAGAACGCAGACAATATATTTCCGACGAGCATTTAGCTCGAACACTTATTGAGTTTTATACAAGACGTGCAACTGCGGATAATCATATATATTATCCTTTACAACAATTAGAATATCTTACCAGTTGGTTAAAAATGCACAATGTTAAATTTTATTACACATGCGCTTTTAATGATTTATTAAGTCTTGAACATCATCAGCCTAATGTGTTTTATGAAGATATGAAACAAAGATTAGATTTAAAAAATATTGTGCATACAGAAGACAATCAAGGTTTCTATGACTGGGCCAAAAAACACAATTACAAATGTGGAGAAACAGACCATCCATTAGAAGCAGCACAAGAAAAATGGGCTGATTTATTTTCTAAATACATAGTTGACAAAAACAAAACTATATAGTATAGTTAGTGTATGCGTAAGAAAAAGTTATTAGTAATAGGACACGGCCGCCACGGTAAAGATACTGTGTGCGAGATCCTACGAGACAAATACAACTATACATTTGAAAGCAGCAGCAAGTTTTGCTCAAAGTTGTTCATCTACAATGATCTAAAAGACAAGTATGGATACGCCGATGAAGATGAGTGTTATGCTGACAGACATAATCACAGAGCAGAATGGTATAATGCTATCTGCGATTATAATGTTCCTGATGCAGCGACTCTAGGTAGAGAAATGTTTGCTGCTTACGATATCTATTGTGGGCTACGCAACAAGCGTGAATTCTTTGCAATGCAAAATACTGGAGTGTTTGATTATTGTATTTGGGTTGATAGATCAGATCACTTGCCTAGCGAGTCTAAAGACAGCATGAGCCTAGAACATTGGATGGCAGATTTTACAATTGATAACAATGGAACATTGGATGATCTTTGGTTTAATATTGAACAGCTAATAACACATTTGCATAGATAACTACGCACTTAACCCCTTAAAAAGCCCGTTTTCCACCAGATCTGCTAAATAATACTATAATAGCAATGTTTAGGAGAACAACAATGGCATTAACATCACCAGGTGTAGAAGTCCAGGTTATTGACGAGAGTTTTTATACTCCAGCAGAACCGGGTACAGTACCTATTATATTTGTCGCTACAGGCGAGAATAAATTAAATGGTGCCGGAACAGGAATTGCTCCTGGTACCACTAAAGCAAATGCTGGAAAACCTTACCTACTTACTTCACAGCGTGAACTTGTAGATACTTTTGGTGATCCATCATTTTATGTTGATAATAACAACAACCCAATCCACGGCGGGGAACAAAACGAATATGGTCTTCAGGCAGCATATTCTTACTTAGGTGTAAGCAATAGAGCATACGTAGTACGTGCAGATGTCGATCTCAATGCAATCAATGCAAGTGCAACTGCAACTACTGCTAATCCAGCAGATGGAACATATTGGTTAGATACTGCTAACAGCAGATACGGAATTTTTGAATGGAATGGCAGTGCTGTTTCAGTAAGCAACACTACAGGGCAAAGTTTTACAAACAAAACACCTGTTGTAATTACAGACTCAACTAAAGTAGTTGGCAGTGGTGATTACACACCGAAATCAAGTGTTGGATCAATAGGAGATTATGCTCTTGTTGTTCTTACAACTGTTCCAACATTATATTATAAAAACACATCAGGTAATTGGGTTGTAGTAGGAAGCGGAGATTGGAAAGCAAGCTGGCCTTCAATCACAGGAACAGAAAATGTATCTGGAGACGTATTTACAGCTAGTGATAACTTTACTGTTAATGATTCTGAAGGCGTACAAATCTTTACATTTGTATTAACTGGAGCTACTGCATCATCGTTTGTGACTGATTTTACTACAGCCGCAGCAGGAACTGGTATATCAGCAGCCGTTGTAAACAACAGAATTGAAATTTACAATGACGGTTCTGTGCATGATGCATTTCAGCTAGGTGGCACAGGTACAGTATTAACTGATGCAGGTCTTGCAGGTGCAGTAAATTATGCTGCTCCTAAGTTGCAAGCAAGTGCGCATACTAGTGTTCCTCTTTATAAAACTGGTGACGAAGGAAGACCAACTGGTAGTATATGGGTTAAAACAACTACTCCAAATGCCGGTGCAAACTGGAGTGTAAAAGTATGGAATGATGATACAGAGTTATGGGATACATCAAGTGCTCCAATTTATGGATCAAATCATGCAGCAATTTGGAGTATGGACTTGTCAGGTGCAGGTGCAAATCTTACAACTGCAAATCTTTACATTCAAACCAATACAACTGAAGCAGCAACAAACTTGGCAGATTTTACAATCTTCAAGCGTAATGCATCAGGCGCAACAACAATTACAAGTTCTGCTATTACAGCAACTACATTTATATCAGGAACAGGCAATTTTACAATCAGTGAAAGTGTAAAAGGCAGTGCAATGATGAGTACGCCGGTCACGGTAGTATGGTCACCAGCTGGTGAGATTGCTGATGCTGATGCACTAGCAGGTGCAATTAATGCAGCAGGTTTAGCTAACGTAAGTGCAAGTATTGTGTCAGGTAATAAAGTTGTTATTGAACATGCAACAGGCGGCGAAATTAGAATTGTAGATACAAATACAAAACTTGTTTCAGCTTTCCCAGCATGGAATTATACTAATTCTACAGGCACTGCAAACTTGTACGACGATCCAACTGGCGCTGCAAATAGTTATGTAGCAAGTCTTTGGAAAGAACTTACATATACAGCAAGCGACGATGCGCCAACTGCACTAGCAGCAGATGGCTCACTATGGTACAGTAGCGTAATTGACGAAATTGATATTATGGTACACGATGGTACAAACTGGAAGGGTTATGTAAATGAATATGCAGACTCAGATCCAGCAGGCCCTACTGTAAGTGCTACTGAACCAGAAGTACAATCAGATGGTAGTGCATTGGTCACTGGAGATATTTGGGTAAGCACAGCTGACTTAGAAAACTTTCCAACAATTTACAAGTACAATGCTACATTAAGTAGTTGGGTAGAAATTGATAAAACTGATCAAACTACTGAAAATGGTGTAATATTTGCAGATGCACGTTATAACACAGCAGGCTCAAATAGTGGCTCAGCTGGCGATATTGCAGACTTACTAGCTAGTGATTACTTAGACCCAGATGCACCAGATCCTGCACTATATCCAAAAGGTATGTTGCTTTGGAATCTACGTAGAAGTGGATTTAATGTAAAACGTTTTGAACGCAGCTATATTGATGTAGCAGCTGAAAATACAAGAGCAGACGACGAATCAATGGCAGCGTACTATCCGCATCGTTGGGTGACTGAATCAGCTAATGAAGCAGACGGTTCGGGAAGTTTTGGACGTAAAGCACAGCGTAAAGTTGTAGTACAAAAACTACAAGCAATGCTAAACGAAAACCAAGATATTCGCGATGATGAATCACGTATCTTTAACTTGATTGCAACACCAGGTTATCCAGAACTAATTGGCGAAATGATCACACTAAACTATGACAGAGGCCTAACAGCATTTGTTATTGGTGACTCACCGATGCGTTTAACATCAGATGCAACTTCGCTTAACGAATGGGCAACCAACGTTAATACAGTTGTTGAAGATAACGATAACGGTCTTGTTAGTAGAGATGAATACTTAGGTGTTTATTATCCAAGTGGCTTTACTAGTGACAACGCAGGCAACAACATTGTTGTTCCAAGTTCGCACATGGTACTACGCACATTTGCACTTAACGACCAAGTTGCTTATCCATGGTTTGCACCAGCAGGTACAAGACGTGGCGGAGTTACAAACGCAAGTTCAACTGGTTATATCAACGGCGAAGGTGAATTTGTTGCAACAGCACTAAACGAAGGTGTAAGAGATACATTGTATGCAAACAATGTAAATCCAATTACATTCTTAACAGGTGCAGGACTTGTTGTATTTGGACAAAAAACTCGTGCAAGAAATGCAAGTGCATTGGATCGAATTAACGTTGCAAGACTTGTAGTATTCTTACGTAGTCAGTTAAACACATTAGCAAAACCATACTTGTTTGAACCAAATGATAAAATCACTCGTGATGAAATCAAACAACAAGTTGAAAGTCTAATGGTAGAACTAGTAGGACTAAGAGCACTATTTGACTTCTTGGTTGTGTGTGACGAAACAAACAACACACCGGCAAGAATCGATAGAAACGAGTTGTATGTAGATATTGCTATTGAACCAGTAAAAGCAGTAGAATTTATTTACATTCCACTACGTATTAAAAACACAGGCGAAATCGCAGGGTTATAATATCATAATGTAGGGGGTAAAATAAAAACCCCCTACAAATGATAAATACTTGTGTATTAAGGAGAAACAATAGATGGCAATCTCGACTCTATTAAATTTAACAGTTCCATTAGCAAACGACACTACTTCTAGTAGTCAAGGTTTACTTATGCCAAAACTTCAGTATCGCTTTAGAGTGACACTAGAAAACTTTGGTATTAGTGGGAACACAACAGAATTAACAAAACAAGTTATTGATGCAACTAGACCAAACATTCAGTTTGATCCTATTCAATTAGATGTCTATAACAGTAAAATTATGATGGCAGGTAAGCATACATGGCAAGCTGTCACTATTAATTTACGTGATGACATTAACGGTAATGTGCAAAAACTAGTTGGTGAACAACTACAGAAACAATTTGACTTTTTTGAACAAGCAAGTGCTGCTACCGGTCAAGACTATAAATTTACACAACGTATTGAAGTCTTAGACGGCGGCAATGGAGCAAATACTCCACAAGTACTAGAAACCTGGGAACTTTATGGTTGCTATTTGAACAGTGTTGATTACGGCAGTATGGCATATGGTACTAATGATGCAATGCAAGTTGCATTAAGTATTACATATGATAATGCAGTACAGCTCAATGTTGGAGTAGGAACACCAAACAACTTCCAAGATAGAAACAGTGAAACAGGCACAGGTGCTACAGGCGGCGCAGCTCTTTAATACTTAAATGAGATTGCATCAATGAAAAGGAGTCGAAAGGCTCCTTTTTCTTTATATACTCAGTTTAAAATAAAGATAAATACTGTATGGCAACAAATAGTTTTTACGATAACTTCAGCAGTTTAGATAGTGGCAAAGGCATAGTCGGTGATTTTGCTCATGCGTCTGCATTATATAGACGAAATAACTTTAGACTTGCACCTAAAGTTAAATTTCTTTATCATGTTGTAGTAGATGTAAACACTACGGCACTTGGCGTATTAGGCAACAGTGTTTTTAGTCTGTTAAACAAACGTGAATTTAACTTGCTTGCAAACGCAGCCGATTTACCGAGATACAGTATTCAAACTGAAACTTTAAATCAATACAATAGAAAAAAAGTAATTCAAACTCAACTTCAATATAACGAGGTTAATATCGATTTTCACGATGATAATGCAGGGCTTACTAGTTTATTATGGGAAGCGTATTACAGATATTATTATCAAGATGGCAACTATACTGATCAAGGTAGTAGACCTAGAGCATATCAAACTAAATTATATGATACAGATATAGCAAATACATACAGGCATGGCTTTAATAGAAGACGACCAACTGACATACCGTTTTTTAATAGTATTACAATTCATCAATTACATCCTCAAAATAAAGAAAGTACTTTTACAAGTTTTACACTTGTAAATCCTATTATTACAGAATGGCAACATGACAGAGTTGATCAAGCAGATGGATCTGGTGTAATGCGTAATTCAATGAGACTTGCATATGAAAGTGTGTTGTATGACAGAGAACTTACTAGTCCTGATAAAATACAAAGTTTTGGAGATATACAACACTACGATACAGTACCAAGCCCGTATAATAGTGTTAGTACAAATAGCATAGCAAAAGATTCCGATGATAATACTTTTTGGGGATCTATATTTACTGATTTACTAGTAGGTATTGTTAACCTTACCGACTTTAATTCTCAACAACGACAAAGTCAACTGCCAAATAATGTAAGACAAATTGGTCAAACAACGCTGCCTCCAGCTACAAATAGAAACTTCTTTCCAAGTTCTGTAAACCCAAACAGTGTCACAACAGCACAGCCTGTTAACACAGCATCTCAAAATTTTAATATTAGTAATCAACAGTCTTCGAGAGAAATAAACAATAATCAAAAACGTCTAGCAGACTTTGCAAAAAGTCTTACAACTACACAATTATCTACCTATACAGGAAGAAACATACAAGAATCAAAACAGTTTTATGATTCACTATCACCTAATGTAAAATTTCAGATAGAGCAGGCAGCAGCAACAGAATCTAGCACACAAGGATTTGTTAGTAGATTAAACGAAATAGGAATTTTGTAATGAGCAGTTATGCAGATGAAGAAAAATCGCAAAAGCAAGACAGTGGTAAAGAAGTTAGACAATTATTTGATAGGTATTTTACCAAGCAAATTAGTTTAACTAGTAATGAAGTTGATACTGTTGTAGGATTTTTTACAAAAAGAAAGTTTACAAAA